ATACTGCTTTCGGAGTTGCTCCAGATACGATTTACTCGGAAATTGCATCAGTATCACCAACCTTTCTGAATGCGGAATTGCCGGACAGATGCCGAAGAATGACCTTTCTTGCCGCCTTGAATTCTGCTCCCACCATTCCCAGACGAATCAGGAAACACCGCATGGTGTACTTGGGATTGTCGGAGGTGTCCGGCTTGCGGTTGATGCGGCTTTGGTTCTTGGCAAATTCGCAGAGCATGGAAATGAAGGTGCAGTAGGCATCTGCATCACCATCCTGTTCGACCGTGAACCACGGGAATTCCACTTTTTCATCCGATGGAATGATGTCCAGCGAATCCGTTTGAAAAGCTGCCTGAAAAAGGGAAGCCTTGTTTTCGCAGATCTGTCGGAGATTGCCCAGTGTATGTTCCGTGAAGAAATCAGCTGGCATCTGCACAGTCAAGCCTTTGGATTCCGGTTCTGATGTGTCTGGAACAACATAGCCCCGATTTGCCAGTTCGGCAAGAAGCCGTTCTGTTTCCTTATGGTCGGCTTGGTCACTGATTTCCAGATCCCCGGACTTGGTAACGGTATAGCATTCCCCGATTTGGTAGGCACAGGTGGGCATGAATTGATAGACTGCCGGAATGCCGATAATCTCACTGATGGCTTTCACCAGTTCCTTTCGATTTTGACTGTGATAAGCAATGGTCATGTGAAAAACTCCTTTCTTTCGGCGTTTTTGCTTTCGCCATGACACATATTAACTCTGTTTCCCACAGATAGCAACTGTGAGATGTGTAGAATGTTTCGGCCGTCATTTGTAACAGATCACAAATCTGCCCAGACGATTCCAGCAAGTACAAAAACAGCAACATTCAGACAGATGCCATTCCCCCAAAGGCGGTACTCTTCTGCATCACGATATGGATCTTGCAGCCATTTCTGTACCATCTTTCGGCTTTTGGGACGGCTCTCCGGTTTTACCGCTTTTCGGTATTCTTCAAAAATAGCTACCCATCGGTCGATTTCTTCTTCTGTGGGATTTTTCGATGCCAGGTCACTGCACCATTGATCCGGAAATCCCTGCAGTCTTGCACATTCCTGCGGTGTCAGTCTGCGAACCGCATAACCGCTGGAAACGATACTGGGGTCTTTGTGATCCCGTGCCAGCAGTGTAGGGGTCGTTTCCCGAAATGCACTGCTGAAATTTCCCGTAGAAGCAGCATACACTGCATGATGGTCAGTAGCATTCAAAGTGAAAGCGACCTCTTTGTTGACACCGCCGCCCTGTGGTCCGTTTTGGTCAGACCGACCGATCATTGAGCCCTGCAAAGCATAACTTTCCAGCACAGCAATACCGCCTTGGTTTTTTGCTGGTGACTGGTCGCTGGTGTCCAAAGTACGGGCAGTGTCTGCCTCATAAATGCCGCTGTGCGGATTACCGGAAAGCATGGCATTGCTGGAAAAGGAACTGATGCCGTATGCTTTCGGCTGAAATACAGTCTGGTCATTGTTGCAGGACAGCGTAGCAGATTTGTTTTCCTGTATCAGACTGCCTTTTCCACCGCCGGCTTTTCCGCAGCGAATCTTCAATGTTTTCGGTGTATCCATCAACAGCGGAACATTTCCGCCGCCGGTTCCGCATCTGGAAGTCAGTGTCTGTACTTTTCCGTTCTCAGAGATCTGAAGCCGGCTGTCAGCAGGATGATTTTCCAGTACACAAGGCGGATGATGGGCTTCTGCACGAAGGGTGGCAGTGCGTTCTTTCAGAATGTCTATGCGTTCTCCGCCCTGGTCACACAAGCACAAGCCTGCCGTTCCAAAGCTGTCCGCAGCACTTCCGGCAGTTCTTTGCCACGCACGGAGGCTCTCCGCAGAATACCCTGACACACGAACCGTGCCGTCCCCTCTGTCACTTCGTGACATCTCCCCACACTGTGGGGAGTCACCTTCGGACTCAAATAGTATTTTTCCGGCACTTGCACCGTCAAAATCTGCGACAAGAAAGATCCGTTTTCTTCGCTGGGGAAGATTCCCCCACGGGGTGGGGGAAATGTCAGCTTTAGCTGATAAAGGGGGACGGCACGGTTCGTGTACACCAGTATTGTGCATCAAGAACTCGCCATGCGAGGGAATAGGATTCTGCCAGAATCTCTCCGGCTTTTGTCCATTTTCCCGCAGGTCGAGGAATTGAAATGCTGCTGTCTTTGACCGAACAGATGGCTTCGAGGACACAGCGGAAATCTTCTCCGCAGTTGGAGGAAAATGCTCCGGGGACGTTTTCCCATACGATGTATCTTGGATATTTGCCATTGCTTGCACACCTCATTTCTCGGATGATACGGATTGCTTCGTGAAACAGAGAAGAACGGCTGCCGTTCAGACCGGTTCGTTTTCCGGCGATGCTCATATCCTGGCATGGACTGCCAAAGGTGATGATGTCCACAGGCGGCAGCTTTGCACCATGCAGTCCGCTGATATTGCCGAAGTGTTGTACCTGCGGCAGCCGTTTTTCTGTCACACGAATGGCAAACGGTTCAATTTCAGAAGACCAGACAGGCACAATGCCTGCCAGCAGTCCGGCAAGCGGAAAACCGCCGCTGCCGTCAAAGAGGCTGCCAAGGGTGAGGTTACGCATCTGACACCTCTACTTCCGAATATTCCATTCGCTTCCCATCCCGAACGACATACGCATCATCGGAATTTCCGTCGTGCAGCTTGATGTACCGTTCTACTGCCACATCTACAAACTTCGGTTCCAGTTCCACACCGAAGCACACACGATTTAGCTGTTCACAGGCAATCAATGTAGAAGCACTTCCCAGAAATCCATCCAGCACCATGCCGTTTGTCTGCGTACACTGGGAAATCAGATAGGCGATCAGCGGCACCGGTTTACTGGACGGATGTCCGCAGCCGTCCTCTTTGCTGTTTTTAATGCGGTCAAATTCAAATACCGTTTTCTGTTTCTGGTCACCATACCAGATATGCTTTCCGTCTTTTCTCCAGCCCCAGATAATCGGTTCATGGATATACTTCCAGTCAGTTCGGGTGAGAACAAGGCGGTCTTTCTTCCAGACAAGTCCTGCACCGACCTTGAAGCCTGCATCTTCATAAGCATCATGAAATACACGTGCCTTGGAGGTGGCATAAAACACATAAATGCTTGCATCCTTCGCCATGGCATCTTTGAATCTCTCAAATGCAGATTTTAGAAACGCATATCCTTTTTCATCGTCAAGGTCATCATTTTTGATTTTTCCTGACGTACTTTCCAGATTGACAAGATACGGCGGGTCTGTGCAAACAAGATTTACTTTTGTGTCTCCAAGAAGTGCTGTATAGGTTTCCGGTAAAGTGGAATCACCGCAGATAACGGTGTGCTTTCCAAGATGCCAGATGTCACCTGTTTTGGATTTGCAGGGCTTTTCCAGTTCTGCATCTACATCAAAATCATCCTGTTTTGCTTCATCACTGTTAATGTCGAAAAGGTCAGCAATTTCAGATTCATCGAAACCAGTTAAACCAAGGTCAAATCCGAGTTCCTGCAATTCCTGCATTTCAACGGACAGCAGTTCATCATCCCAGCCTGCGTCCAATGCCATACGGTTGTCAGCAAGGATATATGCTTTCTTCTGTGCTTCCGTCAGATGGTCGGCATACACACAGGGTACTTCTGCAATGCCTTCTTCCTTTGCCGCCTCAATCCTGCCATGCCCAGCAAGAACGTTATATTCCTTATCGATAATGACAGGATTGACAAATCCGAATTCACGGAGGGAAGAACGAAGTTTCAAAATTTGTTCTTTGTTGTGTGTTCTGGCGTTATTTGCATAAGGCACTAACTTGTTGATGTCAACAAGCTGAAATTCTGTAGTTGTGGTCATCTGTAATTCCTCCTCTGCTGGATTCTGAGCATACCTTTTCGGGCGGCATCCATATTGCCTTTGACAGCCTGTCCCTTGATTGTGCGATATTGCTGTTTGGTCATGTTATTTTTCTGCTGTTTCAGTTCTCTCCAGAATTGAACATCTGCTTTCATGTATTTCTCACTTTCTGCTTCTCAGCAATTTTTCCATCATATCTTCCTGCGGATTGCCCTGAAATTCCACAGAACAATTTTCACGGACTATCTGAAAAATCTGATTCCAGATTTGGTTTGCCTGTTTCATGTAATTCTGTGACATCGCTACATAGGGAGAGGCAATTGCCGCACCGGTTGTAGGATGTTTGGAAATATATCCGTACTTGGTGACGATCTGCTCACAGTGAATCCAACGGGAAATACTCATGGCATACTGTTCCACAAGCTGACGGCTGACGATTTTCTCACAGGAGCGTTCTTTCAGCCACTCATATGTTTCCGTATACACTTCATCTGCAAGGAGTTTTGTGCCGTCACGCTGTAATTCTTTCATGAAATCTCTGACAGGCGGTGTTTCAGCGGATTCTATATCCGCAGGCTGCATCATAACTTCCGCCGATTTTCCCTCAGCAATTTTCTCCGTGAGTGCCTTTCTTGGTCTTCCTGCACCCGGTCTTGCACCGCCTCGGTTTGTACCGTCTTTCGCCATGATGCCATCACCTCCGAAAAATCAAAGAAATTCAAACAAAAATGTTAAATCGGGCATGAAAAATGCCGACTGCAAAAGTCGGCAAAGTTAGATGTTATCGGTATTTTTCAATATTTATATCTCTGAGGGGTCAATAGGGTGTTTGAATACCCGTTTTTGTGCGTGAGAGGGAACGCCGGTCTGTAAAAAATTCACAATTAGCGATTTTTATCCCCCCACCGGCAGCATTTCAGACACAATCAATACCGATAGACAGGATTTCGGTCTTCCGTCCATGTCTTGTGGTCATGGCAGGACTTGCAAAGAGCCTGCCAGTTGCTTTCATCCCACATCAGATGCGGATCACCACGGTGAGGAATGACATGGTCGACCACAGTTGCTGCTGTGAACCGTCCCTGTGCTTTGCACCGCACACACAAGGGATGCCGGCGGAGGTACGCCTTGCTGAGTCGCTGCCATCTGCTGCCGTATCCACGCTTGGCGGCAGACGGTCGGTCTGGGTGCAAGGGCTGATGCTCTGTACAGTACAAGCCGTCTGTCAGGTTGGGACAGCCGGGGTGCTTGCAGGGCTTCTTACATTTCTTCGGCACAGCAGTCACAGCCTTTGCAACTATCTGCTGTTTCTGCAGAGAGTTTTTTCAATGCTTTTTGGTATTGTTCCTTCACCCAGGCAACGCTGTCATTCAGTTCATCTGCAATGGCATCCCATGTTGCAGCGTAAAGATACCGCAAACGAAGAATCTCACGATGGTCGGCATTGTGATTTGCCATGATAAGTTCTTCCAGTTCCCGTTTCAACCGAATCGATGCAATCAGATCGTCCCAAGCCGCCTCCACGATCTCATGTATTTCATCTTCATCGATTTCCATCGCCATAGCTTTCCAATCCTGATAAATCACGCACTGTTCCTTGATGCGTCTGTTTAGATCCATACTGTTTCTTAAAACTTCTTTTGCAAGCATATCGATTCTCCTTTATGGACACGAAAAACAGCCCTCGCAGAATTTCTTCCGCAAAGGCTGTTTCGCTTTCTCCTGTTTTCCTACTTTACAGTATACCACATATGCGAACTATCATCAAGTGTTATGAACTATCATGAACTATCAACTTTTCATCCCTGCCAAGGCTTCCCGGTGCAAACGATAACAGGAAGGTTTACTGTATCCCATTTCTTCTGCGATCTGATTCCAGTCCTTGAATTCCAGATAACGCTTTGCCAGAATATCATGATGCTCCGTATCTGTGACGGCTTTTATCGCAGTATCAAAAACTGCTTTCAGAGCTTCCAGTTCCTTTTTTGCAGTCTTTACTTCTTCCTCCAAGGATAAGATCTGAGAAACGCCGCTTTCCACGGCGTGAGATTCCGGCGATACGGGTTTGGGCAAATCAAAATAGGCAGGTGATTTGGGAAAAGAAAGTTTCTGACGAAGAGCATCTGCTTCCTTTTGTTTTCGGTCAATCCTTCTAAGAAGTCTTTGTGCCTGTTTCATGTATTCTTTTGCTGTCATGCCGTGATCTCCTCCAGCATTCTTTTTACCTCCTCCACAGAACGGACGATGGCAGCGTTTCCGCCGCATTTTTGTATTTTGCGAAGAACCGATTCCTGCAAAGCAGTTGCTTTCCCTTTCTCCGTTTTTACTTCAAAGGCAAAGAACCTGCCGCCAATGCAGGCGATCACATCGGGGATTCCTGCCGTTCCATACATCCCGCCATGCTCCTTCCAGCAAAAACAATTCGGCACGGTTTTCAGATACCTCAAAATCGCCCTTACGATATCCGCTTCTTTCAAACTGCTCACCTCTTACCTCTTTACTGATTTTACAGGGAAATTTCTATTATACTCATAAAAAATGAGAAAATATATGGGGATATAAAATAGGAAATATATAAAAGATTACGGGAATTCCCTGCAAAGCCTGTAAACCCTGTCAGAAAGCTGTGCAGACCTCTCCCCTGGCAAGCTACACATGGCTTTCTGAAAAGCTGATGCCTCTCCACGTTCTCCGTTTTCCGGTTCTGTCTGCTGCTTTCACGACCGTGGGAAAATTTGCTTCCAGTTCGTTGTTGAAATTCTGCTGACTGTATGGAGCCATGCCGCAGCTGTCACAGTATGCTTTATACCGTGCAAAGAACTCCATTCTTCCCACTTCTGCATCCATTTGCAAAGTACAGCAGTCCCGAACAAACGCCAGCACACTGTTGCTGTCCTCCCGGTATTTCTGAAGTTCCTGTGCATTTGCCTTTGTTTCTGAAAAATGAAAATGATTCTGCATCAGCCGCCGCAGTCCTTCTAAGGCAAATTGAAAGATCCCATCTGCTTCACAGCGGAACTTCTCCAGAAGTTCCGGATCTCGTCGTTCCTCCGGCACAGAATGACTGAACCGGACAATGATCAGACGGCGGTAAAAGCCCTCCGATTTGTCCCCATAGTTCTTCGGAATACTGTTGCAGGAAAAGAGCAGCCTCGCATAGGGCTGAAAAGAAAAGGGATTTTTGTTTTTCTTTTCCACAGTCAGATAATCCTCTCCAACCAACGCCTTGAAAATACCGTTGTCTTCAATGCCCTTTGTGGGTAACTCTGCACAGATATTCGCCCATTTTCCAAACAATTCTGCTGTCTTGAATCGATCATTCAATGCCTGCCATGCTACATTGGACACATTTTCTTTTCCCAGCAGCAGTTCATTCAGCACCCGCAGCAGCACAGACTTCCCGGCACCGCCTTTTCCCACAATGATAAAGCACTTCTGGGCATGATTGACCGGAATGAGAAAGTAGCCCAGCATCTCCTGAATCAGCGTCACCTGATCCTCCTCCACGGATTCATGCAGAAACTGCAGAAACCTGGGACACTTTGCACCGGACATATATCGCACATTCAGCTGTACCGTAGACAGATACTTTGCGGTGTGCTCCGATAAGGTTTCGTCCAGCACATTGTACAGACCATTTCGAACATTGATGAGATAGGGATTGGGATTGAGTTCCCGAATATCCTTCTGCACCTGCATCTTCCATTGTCCTTCGGTATCATTGATCTGAGACAGCTTTGTGTATCTGGTCAGCATTTTATCCCGTACCATATTTCTTGCTGTCAGTTCCGTAATGCTGTGATAAACGCCATTTTCATAGCAATAATACTGCTCGGCAGAATAAAACACAGGGGCATTCTGTGTCATGTATTCTGCAAGCACACCGGGCAGAAACTTCGGACCCCGTTCTGTCATTTCATACCAGTCGGGAATTTCCATGCCGGAGCGATGCTTCCGTGTTTCGGATTTGTTTTGAAATGCTTTGTACAGTTCTTTTTGCAGAGCAAGCAGCGGCTTGACATCTGCATTTTTGAAACCGAAATGCTGCTTTAAATCGTAATGGATCATCGATTCGGCAGTCACGCTGTCCACATTGTAAAGATATTCCGACACAAAGTTTCGTGCAGTCTGCAAATCTTCCACCACGGCATTTTGCACCTTTTGCTGCTGTAGCAGTGCCCGAATGCCATCAATGGAAAGCGGCTGAAAACACAGAGCCGCAGGAGATTTACAGCTGCACTGTCCACTTCGCAGCTTTGGGCAGGAAAAGCCTTTCTCTGCAATGGTGCGGCAGGTCATAGGTTTTGTTCCGCTGCGAAGAAAATGCTGGATCTTATTCTGCGTTTCTTCAAAAGAATACTTCGGATACGGCTTGGAGTATTGATGTATAACCGCTGCACCGCCTTCAAACACACTTAAATTGGAGATCATCGCATACCAGTCATGTTCAGAAAGTGCAGCTGCATTGTCCCGGCAGTACTTGATAAAATCGCATTCTGCTTCTACAATGCCGATCCCTTTCTGTTCTCCATGCAGCGGTACTTTTGGTTGTTCTTCTGCTTCTTGCGAAACAGGCAGTCTTTCTATCAGCTGTTCCTGTGTGTATCTTCGTTCCGGGTGAAACGAGATGCACTCCACCAAGACCGGTTCTTTCTTGCAGTGATAGAATCCCGGCAGACGCATGACACGGCTTTCGTTGACGCAGGCAGGATCTCCGCCGAAATGCTGCACCAGTGCCTTTTGAATGGGACGAAACAATGACACCTTTGCCTCTTTGACAAACCAGTATGTATGCAGCGATTTTCGGGTCTGAATGACCATAGACGGCGGCAGCGGAAACGCATCGATGAGTGTCTGCTGTTCCTCGAAAGTTTTATCGTCCATCTCCACAAACTGTGCATTGATGCGAGTAATGCTATCATCGGTCTGACCGCCGGAGTTCACCACAAAAAAGATGCCATGATTTTTCTGGTTATGTTCTTTCAGCATGGACTCCACTGCAAAAAATTTTCCTGCCTCCACGGACATCTTGGCACCGGTAAAGATGCCTTCTTTCCGATCATCAAAAATACGCAGACATACGGTATCATCCGGATGAAAGATCGCATTGATCACGTCCTGTGCCGATATGTTCATACAACTTCCTCCATCTCTTCTGTGAAATATCGAATCGGCATATGCCTGCGTTTTGCCCATTGGATCTCCTGTGCCATGCCTTCAGAAATGCTGCTGCCGAACACCCACAGCTGGACACATTTTGTCAGAAGCACATAATTCATGAACATTGCAGTTTGCCTTTCTTCCCCTAGGGTATCGTCCAGAAACTGCGAAAAAAGCAAATGCGGTGCAATGGGAATACTGTGATGTACTACCGCAAAACGACTGTATTTCCGGGCATTTTCAATGTTTTCATTGATATTGCCACGATAGGGAGAACAGATATATACAAGCGGTCGGAATGCCGCCAGTCTCCGTGCCTTTTTCTCCTCGCTCTCTATTCTTTTCATTGCTTCAAATTCGGTCGGCGAGAAGTATCCTTCCTTGTTGTGTGTTTCTGCCAAGTTCATTCCTCCAGTTCCTCTAAATTGCCGAAGCTTTCTCCGGCAGATGCTTCTGCCACAAGGGGCAGATCAAACTCCGGAAACGGCTGCTGTTCCATACAGCCTTTCACAAAAGCCACTGCTTCCTGCAATCTGTCTTTCGGAATGAGAAACGTCAGTTCATCGTGGATCTGCAGGATCGGTCTCAGCCATGGGCGTGACGGCAGTCCTTCTAAAATACGGACAATTGCCAGCTTCAGAATATCCGCAGCCGTTCCCTGAATCGGGGTATTCAAGGCACATCGTTCCGCAAAGGACTGCAGTCCCCAGTTGTCGCTGCGAATATTGGGAAGATACCTTCTGCGTCCCAGCCAGGTTTCTGTATACAGTTTCTGCTTTGCGATCATCTTTGTTTCATTCTGCCAGACCGTCAAAGCCGGATAGCCAGCCTTCAGATTGCGAATGATCTCTTCACATTCCGGTATAGATTTCTCTACGCCTGCCTTGAACTTCAATGTGCTCTGCAGTCCCTTTGGAAATAGCCCGTAAAATGTGCCAAAGTTCACGTTCTTGGCGATGGTACGCTGTTCCTTGTATTCCGGTCGATGCTTGTTTTGTGCTTCTGCATAGGTACAGCCAAAAATGACGGCAGTGGTTGCCGCATGAATATCCCCGCCGTTCTGATAGATTTCCATCATCGTCTTGTCCCGGCAGTAGAATGCTCCCACACGCAGTTCGATTTGCGAAAAATCGAGAGACAAGATCAGATGATTTTCCGGAGCCTGAATAAAATTGCGGACACCGATGGGATCGTTGCTTTTTCTGGGACAGTTCTGTAAATTGGGATTGCGGCAATTCATGCGGCCTGTTTCGGTGGACAATGCAAAGAAATCCGGATGGATCCTGCCCGTTGCAGCGTTTCGGAATTTCAGATAGCCGTCAATGTAGGTGGACTTGATCTTGCTCCATTTCCGGTATTCCTGTACCAGTGTGAACAAAGGAGAAAGTTCCGGACGATTGGCATCACACCATTCCTTCAGCAGGATCATTGTGGCATCGTCTGCTGCTTCTCTGTTGGATGCTGTGACTTTCATAACAGGCAGCTGTAAAGTCTGATACAGATACTCCTTGAAAGCTTTAGTGCTGCAGTTTGCACCAATCGGAACATCGCCAATGCACATTGCAATTTCATTGCGGATATATTCCATTTGCTCCACTGCCTCCTGCTGACGCACTTTCATCAAATCTGCATTCACAGGCACGCCGTTGTATTTCATCAGCCCTAAGTACACCGCTGCAGGTGATTCGATTTCTTCCACAAGGTACCGATGTTTCGGCAAAAACCGATCAAACCAGTTGTTGAAAATATAATACAGCCGCAAGGCAAAATCAGAGTCCGCACAGCCATAGCGTATTGTTTCTGCATCCTGTGCATCCAGTTCGTCAAAGTGTCTGCCGTTTGTAACATCCGAAAAAGTGGGCAGCCGTTCCTGACACAATTCTTCCGCCAGTTTTTTCAGACCGCTGTCAGCAAGTTTGCGAAATGCGTAGTTGTTTTTCAAGGTCATTTGTGCTGCACAAATGGTATCATACACCGGCGGCTGTATGACGATATCCCGTTGACAGGATATTGCAGATTCAAAGGCAATATTGTGAGCAACTTTGACGATATTTTTGTTTGTGAGAAAGTTTTGCAGAAATCGAAAAAAAGCAATGCCATCCATGTTTCTTCCAATTTTATGAGCAACAGGAACATAGATTCCCGTATGCTCTTTGGCGGAAAAGCTGCACCCGACAATATGACTTTTTGCCGGATCAAGAGCTGCCTTTTCTTCCATGCGGTAAGGCTCATCCGGTGCAGTCTCATAGTCAAAAGCCACAACTGCTGCATCGCCGATATACTGTTGAATTTCCTGCACTGAAGTGACACATCTGTAATTTTTCATCGGATTCTCCTTAGTTCAGCGGTTCGATGACTTCGCCTGTTTCAGAATCTACACACAGTGCATCTTCTGCATCATAGCCCACATTTTTACTAAGAGCCTTGACCTGTTCTGTTACAGCTGTGATCAGCGGATATTCTTCCGGAGACAATGCCCGTTCTACAGCAAACTGTGCCTGGGAATAGCTCATGCCTGTGCTGCTGACGGCTTTTTTCAGTGTAAATTTTGTTACCACAGCATTGGAATTCTTGTATTTGGGGATCACACGCATCAGATAACGAGTAAAGGACTTCAGAGAACCGGTAGGCAGAGACAGAATTACCGGAAAAATATCGCCCTCCCGAAGCAGATACAGACGACGGCGATTCTTGCAGGCTTTTGCACCGTTCTTTCCGGATCCATACTGATTCAGCGGGCAGGAATCACAGCTGCCGCCGGGATTTCCTTCCCCATGATGCCCGTCAAAACTGCCGCAGTCCGGTGGATTGGAGCCACCCTGATATTCGCTTTGGTAGTAGGCATTCAAAGAATGCTGATAGAGGATCACAGCGGAAAACGTTTTTACCGTGTCCGGTTCCTCCGGATTCTCACCGGGAATTTCAAACATCACACCGCCGCCGGATGGGATCTTAACTCGTTCAAATGCAGCAGATAAGCCGTCCATTTCTGCACACATCACATCGGCAAGATCAAAGTCCTGCAGAGCAAGGAAGCCTGTTTGGTTGGTTTCCATCATTTCATTTTTCATTGATTTCATCCTTTCATTTTGCAGATTGACGAACAGATACAGAGGTCTGCTCATAGACATGGACAAGACCGCTCAGCCACTCTGGTACAGTATCCTGATTTTCTGCGATCTGCTCTTTGACAAAAGCAGACAGACTATTGGCATTGACAGTTTCATAGACCAGATCTCCGCAGCCGTTTTCTTTCAAGGCTGCATACAGTTCTTCTTTGCGTCCTGCCACAGCAGAAGCACGAATTTTGGTGGTCAGAGCAAACGTCGTTCCGGCACGCGTGAAATTCTGTGTTTCTGTTTCTGCCATCAGCATAGAAAGCTGATAATCTGCCTGTTCAATTTCAGCGTTCATTTCTTTCAATCGCTGTTCTGCATTCTTCTTTTTCTCACGGAGTTGTTTTAGCTGCTCCGCCAGTTCATACATGTTCTGTGTTTGCATTTCAAACTCCTTCCTGAAATGGATTGATTCCGTTTCGGTAATCATCCACCAGCATTTTCGCCAGATCTGCCTTATCCCGCAAAGCACGAAGGATTTTTGTATCGACTGTATGTTTTGCAGTCAGATAAATATACAGACAGTTTTCTGTCTGAGAAACTCGATGGATTCTTGCTTTTGCCTGTTCAAAGTTAGACATGGAATAGTCCAGACTGTAGAACACCATGGTGGATGCTGCGGTAAGTGTGATGCCCAGACCTGCCGCTGCGATCTGCCCAACAAATACACAGCAGTCTGCATCTTCCTGAAATCTCCGGATTTCTTCGGCACGGTTAGAAACACCGCCACGCACAGACGCATAGCCAATCTGTTTTCGTTTCAGCAGTTCCTGAATGCCGTCCAGTTCTGGGACAAACCTTGCCAGAATGACCAGCTTTTTTTCTTCTGCAAGCATGGTGTCCAGAATATCGGACAGAGCATCCAGTTTTGCTGTGCTGACAGCATTGCAATCTCCCTCGTCATTGGTGAGGTGACCGCCTGTGACCTGAGACAGACGAAGCATTTTTGTCAGTACATTTACTGCCGAAATTTCCGAACCTGCAAGCTCCGCAAAGCATTCTTTTTCCAGCTGCTTGTATAGTTTCATTGCTTTCGGTTCCAGTTCTACCGTGCGGATTTCCTCGGTAATTTGAGGCAAGTCCAGACATTCCGCTTTGGTCACACGATAGGCAACGGAATGCAGTTTTTGCAGGAATTCATCCATCATCTGCTTTCGGAAAACCGGAATGTGATTGCCGTATCCGCACATATCGAAATAACGACTGCGAAAAGCATAGAAGCTTGTCCCGAAGATCTCTTTATTCAGAAAACGATACTGGGAAAAGACATCCAGTTCTTTGTTGGTGATGAGTGTTCCAGTCAGAAGCAGCTTATATCTCGCCTGATCCCCCAGATGGTGCATGGCTTTGGACTGCGATGTACGATTTTCTTTGATCTTATGTGCCTCATCTGCTATGATAAGGTCGGCATGAAAGGCAAGAAGGTCTTTCTCCAATCGCCATGCAGATTCATAATTGACAACAGCGATTTGCAAATCATTCCCGCGCAGCTTGGAAAGCTGTTCTTTTTTCTGTGTACTGCTGCCTTTCAGAACAGTCAGCTGATATGGAAAAGCAGCAAAACGTGCAAATTCCTGTTCCCAGACAGAGAGAATAGACAGTGGTGCTGTGATCAGGATTCTTCTGATATGACGATACTGATACAGAATTCCAACAATGGCAATGCTGGTGATGGTCTTTCCGCAGCCCATTTCCATGAGCAGTGCCACGCCATTGCTGTGTATCTCTGAGGGCAGGATGCCAAAGCGTTCGCAGGCAAAGCGGCAGGCGGATTGTTGATGGTGATAGAGGGTTGCTTTAAGGGGGACTTTTAGAACTTCTTTCACTTTTTCTCCTATGCTTTGTATGGACGATATGTATCTGGACCAAATCTGGCAAGAATTTGCTTTAGTATTCGGCTTTGGTATACATCCGCCTTTTGCAGCAGTTCTTCCAGAACTGTAACTTCTTCTTTTGACAGCAGATTTTTATTTGGAGCATACCATTCCGGTATCTGTACTCCGCCACCGTTTCCGCTAAAAGTTTCAAGGGGATATTTCAGCATGAGTGCTCGTATGTCTCGGCGAATCGTTTTTTCTGAAACATGAAATTCATGCATTAAAATTGGAACTGTGCTTTTCCGACGGGAAATCAGTAATTTCAAAATCTCTTCTCGCCGTTCTACGAGACCCATGCCTTTCACCCCCTTTCCGATGTATTTTTATTCTACAACCCAAACTGGTCAGGTCGTGACCAGTTCGAAAAAGATTCACAGAAGTTTCACAAAATGAATTCTTTCAAGAATTACAAAACACCGACAAGGTACAGAAAAAATTCTGCACCTCATCGGATGTTCTCACTTTTTTACCAAACTGGTCAGCCACGGAGCAATGGGTCTTGCAATCATTCTCGCATTCAGATATGCCATTTCCAGTGTCAGACAAGTGCTGCCCAGATAATATCCGTTTCGTTCTGCCAAGGTCATGGCAAGGTTCGGTTTTTCCATATCTGTTAAACAGATCGGCAGCAGAAACTGCAATTGATTC